GTGAAATTTTCACACCCGCGAGTTTTGATAAGGGGGGATATATTTGAATCGCGGTGAACCTAATATGGCCGGCGACATTTATGCCGAGTATATTCGATTTATCTCTCAGGTCTTTTTATATGGTGATGATATTAATCCCGAAAGGCCGAGGGGCTTGATTCGGATTGAGGAGTGGGAAGCGCGTGGGAAGAAGAGGGCCTGCCCCAAAACCAACCGCCCTGAAAGAGCTAACCGGCAATCCGGGCAAGCGCACGACGAACAAGCGCGAGCCGCGGCCAGTCCAGAAGATTCCGCCTTGCCCTAAGCATTTAAGCGACGAGGCGCGCAAGGAATGGCGCCGGGTCTCGAAGCAATTGGCGCAGCTTAAATTGGTGACCGAGGTGGACCGGGCAGCGCTGGCGGCTTACTGCCAGGCGTGGGCGCGCTGGGTGCAGGCCGAAAAAGCAATGGCGGCGACCGATTTCAAGATGATCGAGACCACTGAAAAAGGTTATCCGGTGTTGTCGCCGTGGTTTAGCGTCGCCGACAAATCAATGCGGCAGATGCGGGCCTTCCTGGCTGAATTCGGGATGACGCCCAGCAGCCGCAGCCGGGTGCAAGCGCCGAAGGAAAACGAGGAAGATGAGTTTGACAACTTCCTCCGCAAGCGCGGCTGAACAGTACCTTGACAACGTTATATCCGGCGAAATTGTGGCCTGTCGCTATGTGCGGGCGATGGCCGAGCGCCATCGGCGGGATATAGTGGAAGGCTGCGAGCGAGGCTTGCACTTTGATCGAGCTGCAGCTCAGCACGTGATCGACTTTTTTCGCTTCCTGCGCCACTCCAAGGGTGAGTGGGCCGGCCAGGTCATCGAGCTCGAGCCTTGGCAGCAGGCGGTATTGTGGATCTTATTTGGCTGGCAACGGGCGGATGGCAGCAGGCGCTTTCGCACCAGCTATTGGGAGATTGCGCGCAAGAATGGCAAAAGCACCATCGCCGCCGGCGTGGGCCTCTACCTGATGATTGGCGACGGCGAACCGGGCGCCGAGGTGTACTCGGCCGCCACGAAGCGCGACCAGGCGCGTATCACGCATCAGGAAGCAACCCGGATGGTGAAGGCGTCGCCGGCGCTGCGCAAACGGGTGACATGTTTTCGGGATAATTTGCACGTGCGTGATACGGCCACCAAGTTTGAGCCGCTGGGGCGTGACTCTGATAGCATGGATGGCCTCAATGTGCATGGGGCGATTGTGGATGAGCTGCACGCGCATAAAAGTGATGAGGTTTGGGGCGTATTAGAAACGGGGACCGGGTCCCGACAGCAGCCGCTGATGTTTGCGATCACGACCGCCGGCTTTAATCAGGCGTCATTTTGTTTTCAGCTCAGGGATTATGCGATCAAGGTGCTCGACGGCATTGTGCAGGATGATGCGTTTTTCGGCGTTATCTTCACGCTCGACGAGGGGGATGATTGGCGCGACGAGCGAGCCTGGCTTAAAGCGAATCCGAATCTGGGTATCAGTGCCAAATGGGACGATCTCAGGGACAAGGCGAAGAAGGCGCAGAGTATTGGCAGTGCGCTCACCCACTTCCTGACCAAGCACCTGAATATCTGGACCAATGCAGCCGAGATTTGGATCTCCCCAGAGAAATGGAAGGCTTGCGGCGGCGCACTGGATGAGGAAAGCCTAGTCGGACGCCCTTGCTATGGCGGGCTAGACCTGTCGAATACGCTCGATATTACGGCGTGGGTGCTCGTCTTTCCGCCCTATGGTGATGATGAGCACTACACCGTGCTCTGTCGCTTCTGGGTGCCAGAAGACACGATCCGCGAGCGGGCCAAGCGCGACCGGGTGCCGTATGATGCCTGGCAGCGGGCGGGACTAATCGAGGCGACGCCGGGCGAGGTGATCGATTATGAGTTTGTTTATACGCAGGTCGATCAAGACGCCCAGCGGTATGACATCAAAGAGGTAGGCTTTGATCGCTGGGGTGCGGCTGAGGTCTATCTGCGCATGGAAAAGGCCGGACTGACTATGATCCAGGTCGGCCAGGGGTTTGCCGGCATGTCCCCACCGATGAAGGAATTGGAGAAACTGATCGTGGGCAAGCGTTTGAGCCACGGCGATAACCCGGTGCTCACCTGGATGGCGCATAACTTGGTCGCAGTAAAGGACCCAGCCGGCAACATTAAGCCGGATAAGCGCCGAAGCCGGGAGAAGATCGACGGCATGGTGGCGCTGATCATGGGTTTGGACCGGGCCACCCGGCACGATGCCGACAAGGATGGCAGCGTTTATGACGAACAGGAGATAAGGACACTATGAGTGAAGAAGCAGCAAACGCAGAGCAATCAGGAGTACGATCCTTTGGTCAAGTCGCATTCGAGGCGTATGCCAAATGTCGCTACGGTCTAACTCATGACAATAAGCTGATTCCTGCCTGGCCTGATATTGTTCCAGGAATCCGCGATGCGTGGGAAACGGCCGCTCTTGCTGCGATCTGGAGTGCGGGCAATAAGGATGCCTGGACTGAGCTAATGAAAGCTTATCACAGTCTAAAAGACGCAAAACCAGGCGACCGCAGCGAATTGGATCGACGTTATGCCATTGCCATCACCAAGATGGAGGATTTGTTGGCTCATTTTCATCTCTGGATAGTGCTAGAGGGGCTGTAAAAGCATGGCTAATATCGCAATTGAAGATCTGATCGGCTTACTCGGCCTGCTCTTATTGGCCCTTGCGCTCTTCTTGTTGCTAGGTTGGCCAGGAGTGATCGGCTATGTGGGCGCAATCCTGACGACGGTGGCGTATAGATTGGCGGAGCGAAAGCGGACCAGTGGACCAAATTAAGCTCGCCGCAGCCGGGAAACTATATGGATATCTATCGTCTGACGGTCGCTTTGTCGAATTTCGGCGGCGTGGCTTGGTCGTGCGCTTCGATGTCCATGCTACGGTCCGGGCTGGGTGAGTGGTGCTGGTCAAAGTGCAGGCAGACGAGGCCCGGGGACGACCACCGCGTGACAAGCAGGCCCAAACAGACCAATAATTGGCTGATTGTCAGGATTACGCTATTGATGTTGTGAAACATTTGTGCTATAGTGATTTTGCTGGTTCGATGGTCCGGCGCAAGTCGGTCGAGGGAGCCATTGAGCCAGTACACATATTGCGGGCGAGACGGCTGGTGATGTCGCTTGGCTCATAACCAAGAAGCGTTCGGTTCGATCCCGAAGCCCGCGACCATACCAAATTAATGACGATTGTACCTCGGTGTGGAGCAGCGTGAGCGCAGGGAAGCTGCCTAGATTGGCCCGACTTATCCAAAGCTGCGTAGGAGATCGTCGCCGGGCTTCGGCCCAAAGCAGGTAGGGGAGAGGGGGGAATCGGGATAAACCCCTCTCCAAACCAAACAACTAGAGCGCACAACACCAGATAGACATCTTTTGTCTATCTGGCGTCTTTTTATTTCCGGCAACTGGGGAACTTCCCCAGTTGATCAAGGGCGGCTGGGTCTGCCTCAGAAGTCAGGCTAGGGGCGCAATGCGCAACGCTGATGGCGGTGATGGGTTCGATTCCTATCACGCCCACTAAATTCGGGTGACGATGGGTATTTTGAGTCGCTTGCTGGGCAATGAGAAGGGTGAGCAGCGGGCCGTGGTCTTTTCAGACGGCTTGCTGGCTTCGCTGCGCGGGGTCGGGGGCGCGGCGGCGCCGGTGACGCCGAACAACGCCATGCAGTTGGCGGCAGTGTACGCGTGCGTGCGCGTGCTTTCGGAGTCGCTGGCGTCGCTGCCCCTCATCTTGTATGCGCGCCAGGCGCGTGGTAAGACGCCGGCCACCGGCCACCCGCTCTTTCCCTTGCTGCGCGACCTGCCGAACCCGGAGATCACCTCGGTCGAGCTGCGCATGTGGCTCCAGGGCCATCTGGCCGGCTGGGGCAATGCCTACGCTCAGATTGTGCGCAGTCGCAGCGGGCAAGTGCTCGAGATCTGGCCGATGCGCCCGGATCGGGTGACCGTTTACCGCCAGGATGATGGCTGGCTCTGGTATTACTACGCGCCCGACCCAATGTTCGACAAGCCAGATGAGCGCAACGCCGAGAACTGGTACCGCTTCGACGAGATCATCCACCTGCGCGGGCTCGGCTTTGACGGCGTGATGGGCTACAACCCGATCCGCCTGATGGCGCAAGCCATGCAATTGGTGAAGGGCGCCGAAGCCTTTAGCACCAAATTCTACGACAACGGGGCGCGCCCGGGCGTGGTGCTCAAGCATCCAGCCAAGCTTTCCCAGCCGGCCTATGACCGGCTGCGCAACAGTTGGGAAGCGCGCCATCAGGGCATTGAGAATGCGCACAAGGTGGCCATCCTCGAAGAGGGCATGGGGATTGAACAAATCGGCATACCTCCGCAGGATGCGCAGTTTATTGAGACCATGAAATTTGGGCGGTCACAGATTGCCTCCATCTTCCGGGTACCACCGCACATGATCGGCGACCTGGACCGGGCGAGCTTTAGCAACATTGAGCAGCAGGGCATCGAGTTCGTCCAATACACCTTGGGCGCCTGGCTGCGCATTTGGGAGCAGGCGATCACCCGCGATTTGCTGGCACCGCGCGAGCGGGCGACGTATTATGCTGAACATAGCCTAGATTGGCTATTGCGCGGCGATACGTTGGCTAGATACCAAGCCTATCAGGCGGCGATCAATGCGGGCTGGATGGCGCCAAATGAGGCGCGTGAGCGTGAGAATTTGAACCCACTACCGGGCGGTGACAATCTGCTGCAGCCGCTCAACATGACGCCGGCCGGCAGCACGCAGGCGGCGAGCAGTCGGGGATTGGTGACCGGCGGGGCCGAGCTGCGCGAGGGCGTGGACGAACACGCTCACCAGGTGCGTGAGAAAAAAGCCAAGCTAATGCAGGCCATGCTGCCGGCGCTGGAGGACATAGCCAAGCGCGTGGTCAAGCGTGAGGTGCAAGATCTCCGCCGGGCGGTCGATAAGCATTTGCGCAAACGCAGTGCGCAGGATTTCACGACGTGGCTGCATGAATTCTACAAGGAATTTCCGAGCGTCGTGCGTGACCAGTTTGACGCCCTGCTAACCAGCTACGGCACGCAGATTACGACGCTGGCCGCTGACGAGTTGGGCAAAGTGGATCCGGGACTGACCGAGGCGCTGCGCCAGTTTATCGGCGAATACCTGGACAATTTGGGCAATGCCCACGCCGCGGCCAGCCGGCGCCAGTTGGAGGCGCTGCTCGCCGACGCCCAAGCGGAACAGACGGACCCGGCGCCACTGATTGAAGAGCGCCTAGACGGCTGGACCGATACGCGCCCTAGCCAGATGGCCAGGAATGAGGCGGTGGGCTTTGGCAACGCGCTGGCGGTGGCGGCCTACGGCGCGCTCGGGGTGCTCTATCTGCGCTGGGTGAGCAGTGGCGAGAGCTGCAGTTTCTGCCAATCGCTGAGCGGGAAGATTGCGGGCATCGGCGGCTTTTTCATTCAGGCCGGCACGATGATCGACGGCGGCGCCGAGGGCCAGATGCTGGTGCGTAGGAATACGCGGCATGGGCCGATTCATGATGGCTGTGATTGCGTGGTGATCGCCGCGTGATGGCGGTTAGGATAGTGAGGACTTATGGAGCGCAGTGTTTTTCAGGCAGAGTTACGGGCGACCAATGGCAGCGCAGACGCGGCGCCCATGATTCAGGGCTATGCGGCGGTCTTTAATCAGCTGAGTGTAGTCCTGTATGGCATGTTTCGCGAGCAGATTGCGCCCGGCGCTTTTGCCGAAACGCTGCAGCGGGATGACATCCGCTCGCTGTGGAATCACAACGATGATTTTCCGCTCGGCCGCAAGGCCAATGGAACCTTGCGCCTCCAGGAAGACCCGCACGGGCTCTACATCGAGAATGATCCACCGGACACGCAGGCCGGGCGCGATGCGCTGGTCAGCATCCGGCGTCAGGATGTCAACCAAATGTCTTTCATGTTTGACACCTTGGTCGATGACTGGAGCGAAGATTCAGGGTCTGGCCAGATTATTCGCACGCTCTACAAGGTCAAACTGTATGAAGTCAGTCCGGTGACCTTTCCGGCCTATCCGGCCACCGT